TCGTCTTGCACGCCTATATTATTCGCTTCACCCCACAAGATCTTGAAATTACAGTGTCTTCCGGCGGTGCCGAAGCGAGACTTTTCTAACTTAGCCTTCACCTCGGAGCCGACTCTGAATCCGTTCTCATCCGTGACAAACGAAGCTTTCGCCTTACGTCCTGTTAGCCAGATCCTGAGAGAATATGCATAATGCATAGCCTTTCCTCCTGGTGTAACGTAAGGAGTTGTCATCGCTTCTGACGGTGACCTTGTGATGTTCGTCTTAAGCTGATTCAAGACTAAAAGTGTTGCCTGGCTGTTGGCAATGGGAACAGTCAATTTAGACATACCCTTGGACAAAATCCTAGCCTTAACAGCCATTGACGATTGTGGGTTAAAGTCTCCCTCAATGTCCGATATCGCTGGGGTTAGTGCTAGGGAATCCCAAATAAATAGCCACTTGTTTCCCGTACCCAGGAGTTCTTCAATTGTCTCTAAGACGAACTCCACACTTTCTGCCTGAATATACATCAACCGATCAAGGTCACAACCAGCCCTCGCCAAAAAAGAAGGATCAATTGCAGATTCTGAGTCGAAATAAACCACATCAATGCCCATCTTTTGGGCATTTGCTGCAATCTGGGTTGCCATATAGGATTTACCTGTTGCCTCAAGTCCCGCAATCTCCACAATTTTACCAACAGGAACTCCCGCAAGGCGACCCTTGCACACAATGGAATCTAACCACCTCGAACCAGTGGGGATCCATTCCTTTACCTCTGTCGGATTATCTTGTGCCAAGCTGTGTGCCACTTCGTGGCCGGCTTTCTTGTTGATTATCTTTCTCATCTCGTCCATCGAGATCTTGCCAGGCTTAATTTTTGTAACCTTGCTCATAAACTTCTATTCTCCTACATCTACTAATTCAATTTCAAAATTTAAATTCTTGCCAGCCATTGGATGGTTGAAGTCAAGAGTTACGGTTTGTTCATGAAGGGAAAGAACCTTTGCTTGAAAATTATGCCCCTCCTGCGTTTGACCATACACAGTCTGCCCTTCTACTGGATCGAAGTCTGCAGGAAATGCTTCCTTCTTGACCTCTTGAATAGCCTTTGGATTAACTACTCCATATGCTTCTTCTGGGGGTAGAGAGACACTCTTCTTTTCACCGATCTTCATACCCTCAACAGCTCTATCAAAGCCCGGAATCATCTGTCCCGCACCAATAGTGAACGAGATTGGCTCTTCTCTTTCTCTAGAGCTATCAAATTGAGTTCCGTCGTCAAATGTACCGACATAGTGGACACTTACTGGTTGACCGTTCTTGACCTTCGCTCTACTCTTTCTCTTTCTAGTGGTCTTTTTCTTAGTTGTTGTTGTATTTTCTTCTTCTGTTGTACTCATTTATTGCTCCTTGTTGTTTATGAGTTATCTATCTGCTAATGATAAGAACCTCTGATGACGTTCCCATTTTCTTTTTCTTTCCATTTTTTAATTTTTCTTTTCGCTCTGTTTCTGAGTATATGTTTGACATACCCATTGCCCAGTTAAGACTCACTATCTCATAATCTTTATATGCCTCCCGTACCCATTCACAGTCATTATATGATAACACCCAATTAGTCCTTTTTTTAAGCAAATCGCAAAGCCCGTCGTGGTCAAAGCCTCGATGCATATCTCCCTTTTTTCCATAAAGATTGTATTGGATCTTATATGGAGGATCACAGTAAAGAAACTTTTCTGGATTTTTAGGTATTGATGTCTTAAAGTCTTCGCACTCGACAGTAAGCTTGTCGGATTTAAAATCCCTCACCCTGTCTATACTTGAATCAGTAAATCTAGCGTAAGCAGCCCTCTTCGAGTACCCTCCAGATAAAGTCTCTCCAGAAAAACTACTCCTGTTTAATGCATAAAACATAGCAGCATTATCTACAGAATACTCTGTGGCTTTTCCTAGCCTTTCTTGAATACCTTTAAAATCCTCCCTCAAGAGACCCCTAACTTGCTGCTCTTTCCCTTCGCGCTTCAACCTAAAGTTTTCATTCTCCACTCTAAAGGAATCTGTTCTTTCCGCCAAAGCTGTCGGGGATTCTAGGGCAGCTCTCCAAAACCAAGCCAAAGGCTTAAACAGGTCGTAGGCAGTCACTTGGACCCCCTCGCCTGCAAAATGAAGCTCTAGAGAGCCTCCCCCGAAGAACGGGGAGCATAACTCCTTCATATCCTCGGGGAAGTAACCTTTCATGTGCTTGATGGCTCTAGTTTTGCCACCTGGGTATCTCAAGGGACTCTTCATCAAGCTGTCTTCCTTTGGTCCCAACAAAGTTTCGCTGCGATGGTCTTCTCTACGATAGACCAAATAGTGGAGTTGTCTAGGACCTGAACCATTCTGTGCGATTTAGGAAATTCTCTTGCAAAGCCCTCTTCGCACTCAATCAAAACATCTTCTTTTACACTATCCCAAAGATCCTTGACCTCGTCGATACTGATTTCGAAATATTGTTCCTTTGTCTCCCTATCAAAGGACATGGTGCTCTTTAACAGTCCCTGCATGATTACATACAAGAATTCCATATTAATTGCACCTTCCACCTTTTCTTCTGAGGAAAAGTTGTGGTAAACGTAAAGAGGGCACTCCTCTGCGGTCTTATCCTCAAAGTTTCTCTTACTGTGCTTTCTGAGCACCCTGTACTTCTCCCAGCCTTCAATACTCTTCCAAGACTCCTGAATATAGTCCGCTAGATCCAGGATTGTCGATGCATGTGGGATAATTGGTGCCATAACATTCTGACCCTTTGCCCACAATCTTTCCGTTGACTTCTTAGATACGCGAGGGAACCTACGAGCCGTGTCTTCTGTAAACTCCCAATCACTCTGAGGAGGAATAGCTTGAGCCAAGAGTGTTGATACAGTAACAATTCCTTTCTGAATTGGGATCACTTTGTTCGATTTGCTATATCTCTGATTTTCCTTCCACCTGATGGTATTTGCGTGCCGTGGTTGTAACTTCTTTTTGAGAGTATCAAATTCTCCTCGCTGGTTCTGCTCCGAGGCAAGCTCTTGTGCTTTTCTCTTATTCCAGGCAGCCGCTGCCGATCTCTGCTCCTCTGGGCTTTTCCAGAATGAATCCTCCAGAAGTGTTACTAACATAGGTTGATTGGGAAACCTAATTTCATCAATGGAGTCCAGGGCAGCGTTTCTTGAATGTTGTCCATCGTAGTTGCCTGAATCTACATTATCGCAAGTAAAACTAACCGTGCCTTTTTCCTCATCGTAGATGAAAGATCCTGCATCAATCGTAACCTGGAGTCCTCCATTGAAAACACAGAAGCCTTCCCTTTTCGTGATCTTTTCCTTAATCTTCTTCACTATTGAAGAGTTTGGGTCATAATCTCTTGGATTGGTTCCTTTGCGAATACTAGCTAAATCTCCAGGCGAGGATGCGTTAACATACAAGACCCTTTGGCTCGCTTCTCTTACTCCCGTCAATTTATTTTCTCGCTGAACAATGCAGTCAGCAGGTGTCGAACCCTCTACTAGGTTTAGGGTGATTACTTTTTTAGTCATGATTTTAACTCCTTTGTTTGTGTTTCGGGCACAACTATGGCGCACATTGCGCGTACCCTCATGAAAAAAGTGAGGCATCTGTAACCCATGCCTCCCTGCGGTTTTTATATTAGTTGTTTAGAAGATCGTTAAAAGCTGCTTCGACGGCGTCGACATCTTTGTCTTGATTCTTGGTTGCTCCACCGTTGCCAAATCGTTCGACTTGGTTATCTTGGTTGTCTCCGTCAAGAAACGTATCCAAGATGCCCTGGACCTCCTCTGTAGACTTTCTTTCGAAAAGCTTTTCAAGACTTGGAACCGTCTCTAGCATTTCTGCGCAGCGTTCATCTCCCCCGATGGCATCGTCGCACAACACAGTCTTTCGAGGGCGTGGGCGAATGTCCGTTCTAGGGAAAGATGCACCAGGTGGCTTACCGTACATGATCTTGAGGTCATTTCCGGACTCTGGGTCCGTAACATCGCCATAATCTGGGTCTAAAACAATTGTTAATAGCTTTTCGTAAGCCATCTTTCCGTAGCCCCAAATGCGGACTCCCTGCTCTTCCTCACCACGTACCAAGACCGGCGAAAAAAATCTTTGCTTGGCAAAAAGATCCTTTGCCATCTTCTTGCTCTCTTCAGTTCCTTCATTCCACAGCTTACTTGCGAAGCTACAAACGGGACAATTATCTCCGAAATTCTTATTCGGACACAAAAAGCCACCTTGCGCTACATTGTAGTGGAAAAACTTTTCCTTGAAAGGGTCGCCGTCCGGTGTTGGAACGATTCTCACATTATTTTCCCCGTCTTTGGGCTTCCAGAATTCGGTTCGGGATCCTCCGCCCTTGCCCGTTACAGCGTTAAGTTTATTACGCATCTTATCTAAATCGAGAGCCATAGTGTTACCTCCTTGTTGTTTTTGTACTCTATCGGCTAAAGCAGGTCGGCAAATTTTCCGACCAACTGTTAATACTATACTAGATGTTTTTTATTTTGTCAAGTGTTTTTTATTTAAAAAAGCCTCTTTGCGGCAAAAGAACACTTTGATAAATTGTCTTATATTTTAGTCCCTGTGGGTGGCTCTTCACAAGGGACACATCTGTTTGCTGTGTGAGAGCCCACTTAACCATATTCCTGATTCCGCCCTTCTTGTCGTTCCACCTCTTATCAATGCTGATCATGGTTGCACATATAATATCTATAACCCTGTTAACATCTGAGGACGTAAAGTCCTTAAGCTTCTCATACCCTTTGGATTTTCCGTATGTTGCGATGATGTGTGCGACATTTTCATGATTATTGATAGTCCAGGAAATGGTTTTTTGTCCGCTATGCCTAGCCATTTGTAACTCCTTTCTTTGAAACTTTTACTATACTAGATGTTTTTTTTATTTCTGCTGCACAGTTGATGAGTGTGCCAAAATGTAGGCGCATTCATGCGCATAATTTGTAGAATATATTCCATAAC